GATCGAGCCAATCGCGGGGACCGACTGCGGCCCCTGGTCGTGGGACCAGAGGAACCGTGGGTTCTTGTTAAAGTTCTCCAACTGCCATCCGTTGTTTCGGACCTTATTGCCGTCGCGCTTCACGCCGTCGGTTGACGCGACGAAGGTAATCATCCGGGAGTCTTCCTTGATGGAAGCCCGAACAACCGAGTCGGTGTTGGCCTTACGGATGAGTACTCGCTTGCCTTCCTCAAGGTCACGCGAGAGATTGCCGGATGGGGTGTCTAGTTTCATTCTCAAAGTCCTCAGTTTACCACTGGCTGGATGATGCAGCGGCAGTTGATAATCTCGCTTGGGTGACCAGAGGGGTCAAGCGGCCTTTCAAGTCCGTTGGAGAAGGGTGTACCGAGCGGTCGGACCTCTCCATCGATCTGATGAGTATCTCTGACGTTACCGTCATTAGCTGAGATCCATTCTACCCTTGTAACCCCCGCCGATGCAAAGGCTTCGTATTCGGCGTACAGGGAGGCGATACCGATCTCGGTCTTGGCGATAACTCGACTCCTGGCCGTGGAGATCGAGCCCTTGAAGGCTCTCTTTACCTCGTCGGCGGCGTCGTTAAGGCTCAGGCCCTGCTCGTAGGCAGAGATGAGGGCCTCCTTCAGGGAGGATTTCACAGTGTTTTCAATGGTTTCCCAGCCTGGAACCCTTCGTGCGTAGAAGGCTTCCGAGAGGGCGGGGCCACGCTCTTTCAGGATGGCGATACCGGGTTTCTCAACGATTCCAAGCGTTTGGACCTTATTGAAGCCGTTGTCTAGGCTGGCAAAAAAGGCAGCAATCGCCACCGGGCCGATCGCATCGATGAGGCTATCCTCCTCCATGACCGCCATAAGGTCGTCGATATCCGACTGATCCAGGAGTTCTTCGTCAAGGCTTCTTGACGCCTTCTTCGCTGGCCTGGAGCGCAATTCCTTCATCACTTTGGTGAACTGCTTATGGAAGTGGCCCCGAATAGCCTTATATGCGGCATTCTCCTTGCCGATGATTCTTTCCTTGTGGGCATCTGCGAGTTCTCGCCGCCACTCCGGAAGGGTCCACGTCTTACCGTCTGGGTAGTAGTCCCGCTTTAGTCGTCCACGGGTAATGAAGATCCCTGGCTCGACCTGGGTGATACGCATCGTGTGACGAAGGAACTCTTCGCCGTCCGACTCCTCTGGGCGGAACGCGAAGATGTGATCCTGTTCGACAATGCGACCGGCGACACCCGCACGTTGCACCCACTCTTCGGCCTTGGCCTTTTCGGGGTGTTGGATGCGAGAGAAGGCTACCGAGTGAAGGTAGAGACCCTCGTTCTCGGGAGACTCGCGAAGTTCTAGGCTCGTCGTATCGAGAGACTCGTCCTCTCCTTTGGACAGGATCGTGGGATGGTCTACAGAGAGAAGATCCTCTATGTCGTCTTCTCTTACCCCCGCAACCTTAAGCAAGGCCCGTGCCTGTGCCTTAGAGAGTGAAGTCCCGATACGCGAACAGATGTCCGCGATCTCGGTTATTGTCGCTGTATGCCCATGATAGCCGATAAGGGTCAGAGGGTCTACTGCCGATGCCTCTTCCTCTTCTGGCTCTTCCTCTTCCGGCTCTTCCTCCGGCTCCGGCTCCGGCTCCGGCTCGTCGTCCTCCGGCTCTTCCGGCTCGGGTGGGTTCTCGTAGCTTTCGATCAGCACATCGATCGGCACCTTGTTCGGGTCGACAAGGACAGTGTCGCCGTGGTCGACCTTCTCCATGCCTAGCTCGAACTTCCGGTTAACGGAGTTGAGGCTGTAGCCGAGGTCGACGTAGCCCTTTGCGTTCTCGATCTTCTCTGCGAAGTCGTCCTGAAGAGCCTCTACGCTGTTAAAGTCGAAGCGAATGGTGATCCTATGCTGCCCAACAGAGGTGAGTCCCTCGGTGAAGACGTCGGCCATGTCCTTAGCGTTGGGGCCGATGTTCGTCGCGTGGAGAAGTTTCCACTGGATCTTCAGTCCCGCGTCAGAGAGTCCTGACGTTTCGTATTCGTTCAAGAAAAGAAGAGGGACGTTAAGTACTCGGGCGATCTCTGCGAGGTTGAACCTACGAGCCTCAAGCCACTGCATATCGCGGCTATTGATGCCCAGTGGCGTGTATTCAAAGTCCGCCGAGAGAACCGCTACCCCTTCCGGGTTAGAGTACGATGACCCGTAGGTCTGGATCCACTGATCCCTAACGAGCTGGGCGTCGTCCTCATCGAACAGCCCCTCACCGACGTAGCGGAGGGAGCCAGCGGGGACACCGCTGTTCGTCATAATCGACTTGTTGTACACCGCCGCGCTGTAGTCCGCTTCGTATGCAAGGCGAGCCACGCCAATGGGGCTCAAGCCAATAAGGGGGTCCGAGGGGTTGATCGCATACGGAAAGTGCAGCATCCGATCTACAGGGATGCGCTGAGTGCGACTGGAGCCACCGGAGGTGGGGGGACAGTATGCCCAACCTTCGAGTTCGTAAGCACCTTTGCCACGGATAGGCTTAACGTGTTCGGGGTGGAGGGGGAGCAGTGCCCTCGGAATCCCCAGTGAGTTAGGGCTATCCATGTAGACATAGGCGTTGCCGTACATCAACTGCTGGGCCGAGATCGTGCGGACAAACTGGGCTTGGCGCATCAGCTTATTCGGACGATCGAGAAGGATCTGTAGGGGATTGTAGTCTACCCGCTCCCCGTTAGAGTACACTCGCAGGGGGGCAGCAGAAAGCTGCTGTCCGATCACGTTTACGGCACGGAAGATGCCAACGCTCTGGGTGTACGGATCGGAAAGCGCAGTAGATTCGCCAGCTTTCGACGCCATCGAAGAGAGAAGGCTGGAGATCTGAGCGGAAACTGACCTCTTCTGCGGGACCGGGGCTGCTGCGGTCGTGGTGCCACCGAGGTAGTTTTTGATGCGATTACGGAAAGATGCCAATGGGTTCCTCCAGTTAGGGGCTCTCTTCTAAGCTATCACACCTGGGCTCTTGGAGCGAGAACGGTGGCGAATCTTTAGTTTAGGGGATTGGGCGAAGCAAAGATAGAGGGCGTCCGCCTTATCTGGGGATTTCACGCCCCGCTTCTGCATGGAGGTCTTGGTTTCCATGGCGATCTGCCCGCGAGGGGTGATGTTGTACTTTAACGAGGTAAGCTGGGAGATAAGCTGCTCATCCCTGGGTATCTCGACCTCGCCCTTGTCGAACTTCTCTCTCAACCCCCAGAGTAGCTCCGCTCTGAGGTTGAAGAATCGCTTCGGGGCACTAGGAGCCTTGCCTACGTTGACGCCAATCACCTTGATGCCCTGATCCCTGATGTGGGACACGGCATGGTAGCCAAGTCCAACTTCGTCGGCGTAGACAATGAGGTAGGGGGCATACTTCAGGAGCTTCTGGAGAACCCAACCACGGGGGTCAGGCTGGGTGGTCGACAGCATCTCCGCAACGCGGTTCCCGCGCCGGATAATGAGGACCGTCTCGTCTTTCCCTGGGCCAGCGAGGTCGAGCCCTGCGATCCAGGGATCCTCCTTGGAAGGGGGGCTCACCTTCAGATCTCTGTTCTTGTCCCAGAGTTCGGCTGCTCGCTCTGCGGCGTCCAGCGTAATAACAGCGTCGTCGGAGTGGTCAGGGAAGGCCCCAAGAACACGGGACTGAAAAAGAGGGGAATCCTCTCCCCACTCATGCAGTCGGTCCATCACCCACTGACGCGAGGTTAGACCCGGGAAGGGGTTACGCTTCAGGTCTTCCTCGTCAGCCTCGCGAAGGTGCCTTGGGGTAGGGTACTTTGCCAAGTTGGGGCTATCGAAGGCTGAGATACTCAGGCAGTGCCAGAGGTCACGGCTCCTGGTGAAGCAGTCGTAGAACGGGCCAGAGGGTCGTGTCGGGTTTCCGATCGCGAGGATCTTAGCGTTACCACCCGCCCTGTTCGCCTCTGCTGCGAGCCAGATGTTGGCATCGATACCAGTGGCTTCGTCCAAGATGATAAGGATATGCTCCGCGTGGTGTCCCTGGAACCTATCCGGCGAATCGGTAGAAAGACCGACTGCGAACCAGTTTGGCCCCATGCGGAGTTCTGTGTTGAGTAGCTCACCGCCCAGGGGGATCTTGGACTTCCCGTAGGCCGAGGAGATCTCGGACCAAAGAAGTCGTTGGACCTGTGCAAAGGTCGGGGCGGTGGTCAGTACCCTGGAGCCGGGATAGACAGAAAGAAAGGTGAGCGCAGCCCTGGCTGCTGTATACGTCTTGCCGACGGAGTGAGCCGCTCGGACGGCCACACGGTCGTACTTCCAGATCGCATCGAGGATCTCGCGCTGTGCATCCCACAAGGGAGACGCCAGGACGTTCTCAACGAACCAGACCGGATCCTTGCGTCCGCGCAGGAGGATGCGCTTTAGCTGCTGCTCTGGCGACTCGGCCACTATTCGTCGACCTTGCCAAAAAATTTATTCTCCAGAGCACCCGCTTCGTCGCCCTGCTCCTCATCGGGAACATTGGGTTCCGGCAACGCAGTCTGCTGCTCGTACTCCGCGTCGATAGCCTCCTGCTTCTCCAGTTCGTCCAGTTCCCCGGCAATGTTCGCCAGAGCAGAGATAGCGATAGCCCCGCCGTCCTTGCCTGTGATCTCCTTGCGGTCGGACATCCCTAGCCAGGAGTCCTGCTTTGCGAGGAACATCTGGGCCTGGACGTTATTGCTCTCTACCGCGTTACGGTACAATGCCCGACGGAGGGTCATCTTGCCCTCTTGGCGTCCCTGCCTCCAGACCTCGACTAGCTGGGGGTCTGCTTTGACGCGGTTGGCCTTGAAGCCGAGGACCATCGATGCTTCTTTGGTCGTGCAACCAATGCGCCCCAACTGCCTAAGCACGCCCAGGTCGACCCTGCGCCCACGTCGCGTTTCCGGGCTGGTAACAGGCTTACTGTCGTCAACGTCTGGAAGCATTGCGACATCTTCCATCGAGACCTTTACCCCATCCTTCAGGGAACCATCGGACTCAAGGAGGTCTTCCGGATTCGTCTCCTCCTTCTCTGGCTCTTTAAGAGCAGGGTTCGGAGGACGTCCCTGGGCCATGTCCTACTCCTCGAAGTCGACGATGAGGTCCAGCGAAGACGAAGACTCATCGGAGGCAGCATCCTCCGGCAGCTCGAACGAGGACGGTGTTACAGGATGGACGTAGGCCACGCGCTTGCCATGAAGCCAGAGGACCAGGTAACGCTGGGGCTCAACCTCCGCAGCTAGTTCCTGGAGTTCCCTCTCGGTCCTTGGAGGGTTTTCAAAAACCTTGGTCCGGTCGTTGTTCTTGATATCCTGGAGTTCCGCGTCAGCCGTCGTAACGATGGCAATTTGCAGGATCCTCTCTGGGATTGGGCCTTTAGTCATTGTCAGATCCTTTCATTGGGCAGTCGAACTGGTTCTTTTCGTTCTCTCTAAGGCACTCCAACAGTCGCTTTTGGCAGATCTTCAGGTGGCCCTCGGCTTGTCTGACTGACTCTTCGGCCAGAGCGAGCCACGCCTTGAGTTGGCGCACCTTCTTTTCAAGCCTACGAATGCCAGCACGCAAGTCATTTTCCCGCCTAGAAACCATAAGGCCATGATAGCCTACAGAGGCTTTCTGCGCCAAGGAGAGCCCTCTTTGTCTTGATATTTCTGCAACTCGCGCTCCAGGCGGAGGATTTCGAGTTCCATCTCCTGGCAGTGGGCGCGAAGATACTCTATTTCAATCAGAATATCCTCACGGATAGTCATCGTGAGCCCTTGATCTCGCGCCGGGTGTCCTCGGACAACTGCACCCCGATGGCCCTACCGCCGACTTCTAGGCCGTAGAGGTCCAGGATGTCCTTGGCGGGATCCTGGGAAAGTACAGTGGCGAACCCATATCCGCGACTCCTGCCCTGTGGACCCCGTGGGATCTTCACGACGGAGACGCGCAAACCCCGGGCCATGAGGGCGGCCCGGAGTTCGGCTTCGTTCGTCGAGAACGGCACGTTGGAGATGAAGAGCTTGATCTCGCGGAATGCCGCAGGGTTTAGGCTAAAGGAGGACATAAGGACAGGTCTGTTAAGACCAGTCTACAGGATCGGCGTCCTGGGGCGCAACCAGGTCATCTAGCCTGGGGTCGTCGTTGATGGCCATCCTCAAGTACCAGATAGCCTTGTTGATGTCCTGCTTCAGATTACCCTTGTCCTCGGCCCTGTGAATGTACTTTAGCGCATTCCCACGACAGTAGGCTCGGAATCCCTCCTCGCCCAGCGCAGAACGAATGGCGTCGATAGCCTCAACACTCCCCTGATTGTAGTGCTTTGGAGAGTGGACCATTGGGTCGCGTGTGACCTTCGAGGACATCAGTGCATCCACCCGTTACCCTTGTCTCCGGCGCTAAAACGCTCGAAGGGGTCGACGGTCCTTCCGTTGAGGGCAGTCACAGTGTCGAGGGTGGTCGCGAAGACAAAATAGTCGTCCCTGCTGCACTGCCCGCTGGAGACCCACTCGTTAATGGCGTTGATGAAGCCTACTGGGTCTTCGAGCCTCTCGACGCCCTCGATGATAAAGACGCGAGCCTGAGCATCCTCACGACGCTCGTCGTCGCGCTCATATGTATTGTACTCCTGCGAAAAGATTTTGATCAGATTGTCCGTCGTATTGGGGAGGTCGCCGTGCCAAAAGAAAGAGCGAGCCATCGTTGCTTGATATGCTCCCTCTTGGGAAGTCTTGTCGATGAACTTCATGCGCTCCTTCACGAATGCGCCGAATTCCGCGTCAGACTTTTGCGACTCATCGCACATCAAAAAAAGCATACAAAACTCGCCAAAGGATCTAGCCAAGGTACGGAGCCTAACGCGCCCTGAGATCGTCTCCAGGCTGGTCTGCTCTGGCGGGGTTTCCGAGACGTTGATATGCAGGGTCTGACACCCGGGGATCTCAAGCAAGCTGGTGATGAGCGTAACCTGAGCATCCATGCGCGTCTCGTCGCTCACGCAAAGTGTTCTGACCTGCCCGTTCGATGCGTTCCCCGCTGGATCCGAAACCAAGCCCAAACAGGCCGGGACGATGATCGCCGGGTTTTCTCCCATGTTATTGCTGGGAAGGGTACTCATGACTCTAACTCCTCTAGGACACGGTCGAGGTCTTCTTCCTTCTCGACCAGAACAATAGGACACCCCCGCCACAGACGATGGAACTTCTGCTGGCGGGCATTGAGACTACCGCCGCCAAAGCTGTGCTCTTTGACGGCGATGTCTAGGACAAACTTCTCACAAGGACACTTGCGGCAGGGGCCGCGAACCTCATGCAGCTTACTACCGTGCTTGCACTCGCCACATTTGGTAGATTTCAACCTTCCGGCCTGAACCTTTCGGCTGGGAACCTTGATCTCAACGAGGACAGACTTGCCATTGAGACCAACAAGCAAATCCGGGCACCCGCCGCCGATCCCGCTCAGGTCGACGACGGAGCACCCGGACAATTCGAGACCGGCCTTCAAGGTCGCGTGGTTCCGGTCCCGACTAGGCATTTCACTTCCCGCAGCAGCGAGCGTAGGTCACAGTCCTACTTCCCTCAACCGGCGCACACTCGTAAGCAATCTCTTCGTATACCTCACCGAAGACGTGCGAGAGCAGAGGGCCACCCTCCCCATAGGGCCGGGTCAGGAAATCAGGGCCGTTGTCGGTGCCAACAGGGCGCTCGAAGCACTGCCCACCCTGCTGCTGAAGGCCCTGGGGACAAGAAGAGGTAGAGTACTCTCCCGCTTCAGCCCAGTCACCCTGCACCAGCGCACAAAACCCTGCGGGATCCTCGGGCTGCTCGTTGCCAAGCACCAAAGAGTACATGGCGAACACACCAACAGCCGATACCACAAAGCCAACCAAAAAATTTCTGATTTCTTTCTTCACTTTTTCTCCTTTCTTTTCTTTTTCGCTGGGTCCATCCCAGAGACTGAAACCTATCACTTATGATGATACGAATCCAGCTAGGTCTACCGAAAAAAAAGCAGACATCCCTCCTTATAGGGACATAGGCAAAAAAAAGATAAACCTATAGCTACTGCCTCTCCCCTCGACCCTTACCGCATGGTCTAGCTACCCTCCAGGGGTAGTCTAGTTTCGCTCTGTCCCCTTACCGGGGGGCGACTGCATCAGGAGCGGGAGAACCATGGGTTTGACCCCATAGCTAGTCTTCCTTGGCGGGGAAGACTCTTCACGTTGGGGAGATAGTACACTGACGAGAACTACGAATCTAGCCCCGGTTGCGTTTTTTCTTCGCTGGCTGCCTAAGCGCCGCGCAATTAGGGCGTTTTGTTTTGGGGGTGATATGTTAGAGGTTGCGATTTTGGGGGGAGGGTTGAGAAAAATCTGGCTGCAAGTTCATTATTACCATTTGTTAAAAATTGTATTTGTGGGAAAGGGGTACCTACTCTCCTTATTCCGAAAAGCAAGGCTCTTGCTATGGCATTTGGCATAGAACTTGCTATAGCAGACGCTATGTCACATGGCATAGCACTTGCTATAGCATCCCGCATAGCACCTAGCACGGCGGACGCTATAGCAGGTGCTATGTCAGGTGCCACATAGCACCTAGCATAGCAAACGCCATACGGCACCTAGCACGGCGGACGCTATAGCAGGTGCCATACAGCACCTAGCACGGCGGACGCTATAGCAAACGCCATACAGCACCTAGCACGGCGGACGCTATAGCAGGTGCCATGCCTAGTTCGAGCGTTCGTATCGGGCTGCAATGCCGATGCCGGAATATTGGCACGATTCTTGCCTGAACAGTCGTTCTACGCTTTGTGTTGAGATACCTTGACAGGAGGGACAGGGGTGCTAGATTGAACTTGCCGGGATGATCCGGACCGAGAAATTCGAACGATTGTTCGAGGAGGCAACAATGAGAGACTTCGCCGACAACCTGCTAACCATCGTGGCCACATGTGAGGATGTCGTCCGCAGCGACGTCCGAGAGGGGAGGGTTTCGACCTACCCCGGTACCGTCCGCCTCATGATGGGCGACAACGGAGTGGTTCTGGATGAAGCCCACGGGTACCTCGCATTGGGCAAGGATTTCGCGAGGGCTGTTCGCGAGGCGATGAACGACCATGACTCGCTGGCATTCTCAACCGCCCCATGCGACGACATTGGGACATGGGCAATCAGGATCCAGCATAGCACGACGTTCGACAAGATCCCCCATCGCTGGGGGATTGCGAGGGTAGAACGTAGAACCGGGTTCTACAACATCGTCGCCAGGCGAGTCCTATAGCAGCAAGAATTATGCCAGCGTCCGGGGTGGGGTTCCGGACGCTGGCAATTTTCATGCCAAACTTTAGTACGAACGTTCGTATTACGGAGACAATGAGGATTCTATTGTTGCAATTTCAATGCCAAAAGTACGAACGTTCGTATTACGGATGCGATGCCGATGACAGGGAATTGGCACGATTCTTGCCTGAACAGTCGTTCGACGCTTTCCGTCGAGATACCTTGACAGGAGGGACAGGGTTGCTAGATTGAACTTGCCGGGATGATCCGGACCGAGAAATTCGAACGCTTGTTCGAAGGAGGATGGACATGTTTTACCGAGACCCAGCCAAGCGAATCGCGCAACGAGACTTGAACCGCATTGGGTTTCGCCTTGTAGGCGAGATCCAGGATCGCGAGAAAGACGGGGATATCGCCCCATGCGCCTACGTCTACCGGAAGGGACACCCGGTCTACAGCCTCTTGCAGGTCTTGCAGGAGGAAGGTGGAGAGGCCATCCGCATGACCTTCTACCGCCGGGGAAGGGAATACCGGATGACGGCAACATCGGAAGTCCCAGGGAAACGGGAGCTTCGGTTTCGCTGGGTAGCCTAGCACGGGCGAAGTTAAGGCGAAGCCTTCGGGCTTCGCCTTTTCTTTGCCTAAAATCGACTCGGACGAACGCTCGTTCTAACCTGGCTGCAAATAGAACCCCAATGGAATTTTATCATACCCAGCGAGATATGCAAGCGTTTTAGTCGCACGAACGTTCGAACTAACTCCTACGCAAATGCTATAGCAAATGCCACATGCTGCAAATCAGACCCCCAAGGGGATTTTATCATACCCAGCGAGAAAAGCAAGGGCAAAACGTCGAACGAACGTTCGAACTAAGTCTATGCCCTAACGCATAGCAAATGCCATGCTCTGCCTAAAATATAGGCTGCATAGGATGCCGCCTAGTGGCAAAACAGGGGAGCCCCTATGCAATCCTATGGGTTCCGGGAAAGTCGCTTAGAAGGCGATTCTGAGCGTTCTAGGGCTTGAACGCAATTCTGGGTGCTTGTCAACGCCTTTATTCGAACGAGCGTTCGAACTAAAGCCTATACCCTAACGCATAGCAAATGCCACGTTTTGCCTAAAATATAGGCTGCATAGGATGCGTCCTAGTGGCAAAACTCGGACTACCCAATGCAATCCTATGGGTTCCGAGAACGTGGCTTAGGGGCCGATTCTGAGCGTTCTAGGGCTTGAACGCAATTCGGGGTAGTTGTCAATCGATTTCATCGAACGACTGTTCGAATTTTATCCCTTGCACACGATCAATTCGTATGCTACCAGGTAGCCTAGTTCGAACGTTCGTTCTACGTTGCAATTTCAAACAACTGTTCATAGTTCGAACGTTCGTTCAGGTCACAACGCGGACCCGGTTGGCACGATCCTTGTCTGTACACTCGTTCGACTTTCCCTGTCGAAATACGTTGACACGATGGGCATGGTTGCTAAGATGTACCCATCGGGCAATTCAGCCCACCCAGACGGAAGGGAAACCGATGGAAAAAACACCGAGCTCATGGAATACAGCCCGCTTTTGCCTCGCATGGCTGGCAGGGAACTTCCGACCAAGCCAAGCCACCGGCATCGAAGCTCACATCAAGGCGACCAAGGCGGGGCATCGCCTGAAGGTCATCGCTCGCAATGAGGAAGAGCAAGTTTCCCGAATGCTCATGCATTTCGGGGAGGATGGTACGATTACCGGGGTTCAGTTTAAGCATCCGGAGGCGAATTACGTGCTCACGATGGGTGATTGCGGAACCGTCCGCTACAGCACGGTCGGTGAACTTCGCGTGGATCGCCTTCGGTACCTCACGATTCGGGCGTCCATGCCTCAGATCATCGAGACGTGGCTGGCATCCATGCCTCCGGACCGTCCGGACCTACTCCCGGAACAGGATCACAAAACCGTTGGATGGATCCTAGACCGGACAGAGATCCCAACGGAAGCGGTTCAGTACGGAACGACCGATGGGAACGGTCGACTTCTCTTGCTGAATGGCATTGCACCCGGATGGGGCCGGGAATACTTGCGGGGGTTCACATGGGACGAACTTGACCTTGATCAGGTTCGTAGGCTCGCGTTCCAGCACCTGAACTACCGGGATCCGCTGGCGAACTAGCACGGGCGAAGTTAAGGCGAAGCCTTCGGGCTTCGCCTTTTCTTTGCCTAGAATCGACTCGGACGAACGTTCGATCTAACACTATAGCAAATGCTATAGCAGGTGCCACGCGCTGCAATCAGACCCCCAGGGAATTTTATCATACCGGGCGAGATATGCAAGCGTTTTAGTCGCACGAACGTTCGAACTAACTCCCACGCAAATGCTATAGCAGATGCCATGTGGCAGCAATTTTGATGCCAACACCAATGGCATACCCTTTGCTTCCAGCAAATCCCGTGCCATATATATATTTCATAGTTCGAACGTTCGTACAGGTCACAACGCGGACCCGCTTGGCATGATTCTTGTCTGTACACTCGTTCGATGTTTCCCGTCAAAATACGTTGACATCATGGGCATGGTTGCTAAGATGTACTCATCGGGCAATTCAGCCCACCCAGACGGAAGGGAAACCACCATGGACAGCAAACGAGACGACATCCACGAGACCATCCGAGGGCTCCTGCAAAACTTCGGTTTCAACGAGGAATCGGACCCCGGTTTCGGATTTGGAATCGTCTACGATTCCGAATTCCAAGAATGCGCCCCAACCTATGTAAAGATGTCGGAAGATCTCGATTGGATCTGGTCGATCCAGCGGATTCCTTTCTCGGACTGGTATGAAATCCGGAACCACGAGGAAGAGGAAGAACAGGAGCCCATGAGGGTTCCTGCCACGGCGCTGATCTACAATATCGCACGGGACTTCTTCACCGATTCGAACTAGCACGGGAGAAGAAAAGGCGAAGCCTTCGGGCTTCGCCTTCTCTTCGCCTAGAATCGACTCGGACGAACGTTCGATCTAACACTATAGCAAATGCTATGTCAGACGCTATGGCGGCAGCAATTTCGATGCCAAAAGTACGAACGTTCGTACTAGGTTGCAATGCGGTCTCTCTTGAATTCTATCATACTCGCCCCGAAACGCAAGCTATTTTAGTCGGACGAACGTTCGATCTAACCGGGCTGCAAATCAGACCCTAAGGGAATTTTATCATACCCAGCGAGAAAAGCAAGCAAAACCGTCGAACGAACGTTCGAGCTAAAACTGGCGCGTAGCATGGAACGACGTTCTATGCAAGCGAAATCGTAGAACACTCGTTCGACGAAAAACCATGGCAAGGCCTTGAAATTCCATGTGGGCATGGTAAAATCCATCCATGGATATACCACAATCGGCAAAAGTTGCGATTTGCTATGGCATCTGCAATATGGCACTTGCTATAGCATCCGCTATGGACATTGGCATAGATCCTGTCATGGCACCTGCTATATCAGTTGCCACGCTGCCTGCGTTGCTACTGTACATGGCAGTAGCTAAAGATTAGGCCATGGACTAGCGCATAGGGAAATCCGTAGCGGATGCTATGTCTAACGCTATGCGTTATGGCATAGCATCCGCTATGGCATAGGACATAGTAGAATCTATGCCCTATGGCATAGGGAATTACATAGCACTCGCTGTGCAATCCCCTATGCCGTATAGCATAGGAAAGGACATAGCACATGCTATGAGCACATGCCATGCCAAATGCCATGTTACATGACATAGCATCCGACATGGCACTTGCTATGTCAGAGAGCATAGCATTTGCCATAGCGTAGCACATAGAGAATTCTACAGCACATAACATAGCATATGACATAGCATCTGCTGTGCTATAGCGCATAGCGTCATGCATAGCAAATGCTGTGAGCTATGCTGTGCAGTGTGCGGGCGAGAACCCTAAAAGAAATCTGGCAGACCGAAAGAGCGCGAAATGGCGCAATCTGTGGTGAGGTGGAAACGCGATTTCGGAGATTTCCGAGAGCCCGGAAAGAGGTGTGCGATTTTCGCGATTCTGGGAAGACCTGCAAAGTCCCGGAGCTGGGAGCCGGGAAAGTACTTTGCCAGCGAAGAGGAAAGAAGAGAGACCCCCCCTGTGAAAAGAGACGCATAGCGTTAAACGGTATATCGACAGCCGTAGACTATGCTGTGCCACACTACATAGCATCTGCCATGCCCGGGCAGCAAAAATCGTGCCAACTTCTGGCATGAGCCTTGCTATAGCAAAAAACGTGCCAACTTCTGGCATAATTCCTGCTATAGCAAGAAACGTGCCGATTCGGGCTCGTACAAACGTTCGAACAGGGATTTAATTGGGATTCGTACAAACGTTCGAACTAACTAGAGATTTCCTGCGGAAGGGGGCCGGGCAGCAAATTTCGTGCCAACCTGTGGCATGATTCTTGCCAGGCAAGTTTCGTGCCATCTTCTGGCATGATTCGTGCTATAGCAAATCCCGTGCCGATTCGGGGTCGTACAAACGTTCGAACTAACCAGCGCCGGGAGAGTACTTTGACAGACATGGCATATGCTATGCTCTTTGCTGTGCGCGGGATAGCAAAAATCGTGCCATCTCTTGGCATGGTTCTTGCCCGGCAAGTTCCGTGCCAGTTGCTGGCATGGGTCTTGCTATAGCAGGTTTCGTGCCAAAAGGTGTGTAACCCATTCGGCATGGTTTTTGCTAGGGGGGAGGCGGAGGAGATGTGGATATACTTTTGCTATATGCTATATACTTTGCTTTGCTCTAGGACATGCTATCTGCTATGTACTAGATGTGTGTTATTTTGTTACATGTGCTAGGTTTTTGTTGTGTTTTTTTTGTTGACTTTTGTGGTAAGGTATGTTAACAGGAGGTGTAGT